GTCAGGATCAAATCATCCGTTTTTCGGCAAGAAACAATCTGACGAAAGCAACCTTAAGAGATCTATATCGTTATCCGGACAAATTCGCACTAAATCTGCTATTGAAAACTATAAGAAAGCCTGGACCCCAGAAAGGAGGGCAACACAAGCGGCATTGATTAAAAGTAAACCAGGCACAACGGCAGGGCGGGAGTTGACAGATGAACATAAGCTAAATATATCTAACGCATCGCGCGGTGAGAAGAACGGCTTTTATGGAAAAAAACATCCTACCATTGAATGCCCACATTGTCAAAAGACAGGCAGTGTGGTAAATATGCGGAGATGGCACTTTGATAACTGTAAAGTGTTAAGCTTATGAAAATACTAACACCATCGGGGTTTCAATCGTTTGACGGGGTTTCACTATTTGATCATGATAAATCACTTCGTATTAAATTTGATGAGTCCGATATAGACTGCGCATTACAACATAAATTTGTAACTGACGAATCACGCGAAGTTTATGCAGAAAACCTCAAAATCGGTGATATTATCGGGGGCAAGTGCGTACGGTCAATCGATATTATTAGCGGTCAAATCAATCTTTATTCCCCCATAAATGTTAGAAACGGCTCAGTCTATTATCACGATGATTTTATACCATCAACACAAACGTTTTTCGGGACAGGCGATACTCTAATTAATGCAGAGACGTTGATGCAGTTTAGATCTACCGAACCAATTCGACGATTGGAGAATTATTGCCTCAACATTTATAAAGAGACTGTGAAGGGACATGATTATATCATGACTGTAGATGTAAGTAAGGGAAGAGGACAGGACTATTCTACGTTTAACGTGATCGATATTAGTGTTAGCCCATTTGAACAGGTTGCAGTATATCGCAATAATGTTATGTCTCCTATTCTCTTCCCTAATATTATATATAAGTATGCGAAAATCTACAATGAAGCATATGTTGTAATTGAATCCAACGATCAAGGCGGTGTTGTCTGCAATGGATTATATCATGATTTAGAATATGAAAATATGCACGTTGAGTCTGCAATTAAAGCAAATGCGCTTGGTGTTGAGATGACACGTAAAGTAAAACGTCTTGGGTGTTCTGCGATTAAGGATGTATTGGAGAATCATAAACTTAAGATTGTAGATGAAGATACCATCTTAGAAATTTCTACGTTTGAAGCAAGAGGCCATTCATATGAAGCCAGTAATGGTAACCATGATGATTTAATGATGAACTTAGTTATGTTTGGATTCTTTGTTTCAACGCAGTATTTTAATGATATGACAAATATCGATCTTAAAAAAATGCTCTTTGACCAACGAATGCAAGAGATTGATAATGATTTAGTGCCCTTTGGGTTTATTGATGATGGCAGCGATCACATTGCGCAAATAGAAACACCGCGAGGTACCGAATGGGCTGTTGACTATGACCCAAATCTATAAATTTATAAATAATGGTATATTGAGAAAACAACCGTATTATGAGATCATATCATTAACCTAAAAGGAAAAAAAGATGGCACTTTCAGCACCTACCGAATCTCCTGCGGTTGTAGTTAGAGAAATTGATTTAACAGGCGGCGTACCGAATGTTCAGTCTACTACAGGCGCAATTGTGGGGCAATTCCGTTGGGGTCCAATTGGACAACGACAAATTATAGCAAACGAATCAGAACTGGTAGCAACATTTGCAGCACCAAACACTGATACCAATGTTTCATTCTTATCAACTACTCAATTTTTAAAATATTCTAGTACGCTTCAAGTTGTACGCGAAGGGCGCGAGGGCGTCGACAGCGGTGACACGAATTCGCTTGCGTGGTCAGATGGCACACCTAATACACTTCTTAAATATCAAGTTGAGAATGAAGAAGAATTTAGAAATTTGGAAGCTTCATTAGCAGCAATTGATAGTGATGGTTACGGCGCTACTGGTAATATTCAATTTATGGCCAAGTATGCTGGTGCATTGGGTAATAGTTTACAAGTTTCTATTCTGCCTGCCGATACAACTGATACCAAGTTTGATGCTTGGACATATGCTGGTAGCTTTAATGCTAGGCCAGGCACATCAGTATTTGCACAAAGCAAAGGCTCAACAGGTGATGAAGTTCACATTGCTATTATTGATCAAGACGGTGAGTTTTCAGGCACCAGAGGAGCGGTCCTTGAGACATTCCCTAACTTGTCAATCTTAAGAGATGCTAAGGATGCTACAGGTTCTACGGTTTACGCTAAGGATGTAATTAATGCTAGATCTGAGTATGTAAAATTCTTAAATTTCCCATCAGCTTTAGATTCTGCTGGCGGCGGTGATTTAACTTCATTGGACACATCTTATCTTGTCGATTCTGCAGATAGAGCAGCATCGACACTTTCCTTTGTTAATGGTAATAATACTGCACTCATTGGAACTAGTGACCTTATCAGAGGTTATGATCTGTTTGCAGATAAAGATCAAGTTGAAGTTGATTTTATCATATCACAAAGTGGTATTACACAGACACAACAAACGACCCTTGTAAATCATTTGGTTGGAATTGCTACTGCACGTAAAGATTGTATTGTTGTTGCATCACCCGACAGGACTGCTGTACTAGATACTGCTAATGACACAACTCGAGTTACAAATACTCTTGCCACTGTTGCTACATTCACTCGTTCATCATACTTGGTTGTAGATAATAACTTCTTGAAAGTATATGACAAGTATAATGACACTTATGCATATGTTCCTGCGTCTTCAACGGTTGCTGGTATCATGGCTGCTACGGACTTTAACCGTGCTCCTTGGTTCTCACCTGCTGGTTCAAGACGTGGTCAATTGTTAGGTGTAACTGCTTTGGCATATAGCCCAACAAAAGGTCAACGCGATCAGTTGTATAAAGCTGGTGTTAACCCGATTGCAAATATTCCTGGACAAGGCGTATTGCTCTTTGGTGATAAAACATTCCTCGGCCGTGTGTCTGCCTTTGATAGAATTAACGTAAGACGTTTGTTCTTGGTATTAGAAAGAGCAATTGGTAGAGCAGCGGAACAAGTCTTGTTTGAATTCAACGATGAATTTACGCGTGCTGAATTCGTTAATATTGTTGAGCCTGTGCTTCGTGAAGTACAAGGCCGACGTGGTATTACGGCCTTCCGCGTTGTAGCAGACGAAACTAATAATACATCAGCAGTGATTGACAGAAATGAATTCATTGCAAGTATCTTTATTAAGCCTGCGCGTTCCATCAACTTTGTCACACTGAACTTTGTGGCCGTTAGAACTGGCGTCGACTTTGATGAAGTCGTTGGCACAGTTTAAGGAGAAATAAAAAATGGCAATTTTAGGCGTAGATGATTTTAAATCAAAACTCAGAGGTGGTGGCGCACGGCCTAACCTCTTTAAGGCAACAATTAACTTTCCTGGTTATGCCAATGGTGATGCTGAACTAACTTCATTCTTATGTGAAGCGGCTCAGTTACCTGGCTCAACCTTTGGAATTATTAATGTTCCTTTCCGTGGTCGTATCTTAAAGATGGCTGGCGACCGTACATTCCCAGAATGGACAGTGACCATCATCAATGATACTGATTTTACTATTCGGAATTCCTTTGAACGTTGGATGAATGGTATCAACTCACATTCGGCAAATACTGGTCTTGCAGCACCAATTGCATACGAGTCTGATTTGTTTGTTGACCAATTAGATAGAAATGGGGAGTCAGTTAAGCGATATAATTTCCGTGGGTCATTCCCTACGGATTTATCAGCAATTGACTTAAGTTATGCATCGGCTGATGAAATCGAAAGATTCCAAGTTACGTTTGCGTATCAGTACTTTGAATCCGATACTACAACTTAAATATATATAAGAGTACGGGGTGGTTTAATCACCACCCCCTTACTCTAAGGATTAATTAAATGGCAGATGAAAAAAGTTTTAAACTATTTGGTTTCGAGATAAAGAAGTCTAAAGGTGATGATCCTTCAAAGACCCCGTCAATTGTTCCTGCCAGAGATGATGATGGCGCTGGTTATGTGACAGCTGGTTCCATGCATTATGGACAATATTTAAATATTGATGGCGATGAGACAAAAGATAACCATCAATTAATTATGCAATACCGTGGTGTAGCTTATCAGCCTGAGGTTGATATGGCGATTGAAGACATTACTGGTGAAGCAATTTCTACATCAGAACTCAAACAAAACATTGATATTAATTTAGATAATGTTGAAGATGTTTCTGACTCTATTAAAAAACAAATCAAGGCTGAATTTGATATTGTTTACAACATGCTTGACTTTGGTGAGTATGGGCATGATATTTTCCGTCGCTGGTATGTTGACGGCAGACTATACCATCACTTGGTGGTAAATGAATCTAATTTAAAAGCAGGCATTCAGGAAATTAGACCTATCGATGCTTCAAAGATTCGTAAAGTAAAACAGATTAAAAAGAAAAAAGACCCAGCGACTGGAGTCGAACTTATTGAAAATGTTGATGAGTACTATATTTACCAAGAGAAACCAGGCGCAAGAACTGGTGGTGTAAAACTTACTGATGATTCGGTGAGCTATGTTACATCTGGACTCTTGTCTGAGGATCGTAAAAAGATTGTTTCTTATTTGCACAAAGCATTGAAACCAATCAACCAGTTGAGAATGATGGAAGACTCCCTAGTCATCTATCGTTTGGCCCGAGCACCAGAACGCCGTATTTTCTATATTGACGTTGGCAACTTACCCAAAGGTAAGGCCGAAGAATATATGAAAAACATTATGTCACGCTATCGTAACAAGCTTGTGTATGATGCACAAACAGGTGAGATCCGTGATGATCGTAAGCATATGTCTATGCTTGAAGATTTTTGGTTGCCCCGCCGTGAAGGTGGACGTGGTACTGAGATTACTACACTACCAGGTGGTGAAAACCTAGGACAGATTGATGATATCTTATATTTTCAAAAGAAACTATATCGTTCATTGAATGTTCCCATTAGTAGATTAGAGCAAGAGAATAACTTTAGTCTAGGTAGATCAACTGAAATTAGTAGGGACGAATTAAAGTTCCAGAAGTTTATTGATAAATTACGTCGTAGGTTTTCGCATTTGTTCTTGGGCATTCTCAAGAAACAACTTATCCTTAAAGGTCTTATCACTGCAGAAGATTGGGATGACTGGAAACAAGATATTGTTATTGATTACATACGTGATAATCATTTTACTGAATTGCGTGATGCAGAGATGCTTCGTGAAAAAATCACGATGTTAGATCAAATGCAGAATTACGTCGGTGAGTTCTTCTCTAAGGAATACATCTATAAGAAAGTCTTATTGATGAGTGAAGATGAAGTAGAGGATATTAAGAAACAAATCGATGACGAAAAAGAATCAGGTGATATCGCACCAGATGATGAAACCGGGCCCGGTGGTAACACACCAAATGCTCAATAATATAGGCTTTAGGAGAATACAATGAGTGAAGAGATTAAAAATCTAATTAGACATGCTTTGGATCAAGATTATAATAAGGCAAGCCAAGTATTTGGTGAAATTATGACCATTAAAACCGCTGACTTGTTGAATCAAGAAGAAATTAAAGTGGCTAATAGCATCTATAACGGTGTTGAAGATAGTGAAGAAGATGACGAAGATGTTGAAATTGACGACGCTGATTTAGATGATATCGAAGATATCGAAGACAATGATGTTGAAGACGACGAAGATGCTGATGATGACACAAATTAATTGTCAAAATCGATTTTTATATAAATAATTATGAAAAAGTTTAAAGACGTTCGCACTAAAAAAGAAAAACCTGTTTATTCAAAAGAGGTGAACGGTTTTAGTGTAGAGGTTAGAAAAAACTCTGGCCGATTTGAAGC